CCCCGCACAGGGGGGCGTGGATTGAAATCATCATTCTCACCCCCGTCCATCTTTGCGCCACGTCGCCCCCCGTACAGGGGGGCGTGGATTGAAATACAAACTCTACCAAGGTGGGAAAACACTTGTCAATCGTCGCCCCCCGCACAGGGGGGCGTGGATTGAAATGTCAAAAGTACGGAGTCGAATTTGTTTGTGCTGGTCGCCCCCCGCACAGGGGGGCGTGGATTGAAATCGCGCTTTTACGCGGGTGGGATAGTTGCAGTTGAAAGTCGCCCCCCGCACAGGGGGGCGTGGATTGAAATATGACTTATCGCATGGTAGGCGAGGGCGGGCGACTGTCGCCCCCCGCACAGGGGGGCGTGGATTGAAATCGGCCTTGATATTACTACTATGTGGAGCAGGCTTAGGTCGCCCCCCGCACAGGGGGGCGTGGATTGAAATTGTACCGCGCGCGTTTCGCCCCCCAGCCGTTGAGTCGCCCCCCGCACAGGGGGGCGTGGATTGAAATAAAACCTATCTCATAATCGCAAAATCGTTGTACGTCGCCCCCCGCACAGGGGGGCGTGGATTGAAATGGACTGTCCGGCACATCGCTCTCCGGCATTGCGTGTCGCTCCCAGCATAGGGGCGTGAATTGGAATACTTGCAGGGCGACTTTGTCTTCGCTTTCTGCGGTGAGCAGCAAAGGTTTGCCGGCCATCAGATTCGCTTAAGGCATATCATGCCAGCGCATTCCAAGCAGTTGAATGACCCTACAATGCCGGGCGCGTCGATGTGCAGGCGAAATCCGGCAGCATTGCCGAAATTGTCACCAAGACCAAAGAAACGGCGGAAAAAGCGGCGCAGCAGCAGGCGGAAATAAAGAAAAATGCGAAGGCCTCCAAAGTGAACATAAAAGAGCTTGCACCGTCTGCGGGTAAATGGTCCGTTGACCCCAAGATAGACATGGACACCCTCACAACCAAGCAGACCGCCGCAGTAAGCTATTTGAAGGCCGTCAGCGAGGTTTCCGGCATGAATATAACCCTTATGTCGGGTGTGGATGTAACGGGCGCGTTCTCGGTGGAAAACGGGTATTACGACGGTGTAACCAACACCCTGTATGTTTCCGTCAATGCCGGCATGCAGAGCATTACCGACATAACCGGCAGTGCAATACTGAAAACGGCGTCGCACGAAATAACACACTACATAGCCGCCTCCGGCACGCAGACCTATTCCCTGCTTGAGGACTATGTTCTGTCCCGGTTTACGGAGCAGTACGGCGAAAAGAGCGTGGATAACCGCATAGAGGATATACAGGAGCAGTATAAAGATCAGGTGGGTAAGGAGCTTACCCGCGAACAGGCAAAGGAAGAAATGGTGGCTGCCGCCTGTGAAATGATGCTGAAAAACAGCGAAGTGTTCGAAAAGCTGGCGCGGCAGAATCTCCCCCTTGCGCAGCGCATAAAGGCGGGGCTTGACGGCTTTATTAAAAAGCTTTCCGCCAACAGAAAGGCCGCCTTTGAAAACCTTGACGCCACCAGCCCCGAAGCCCGCGCCATAGCGGCAAGCGAAGTAAGCCTTAAGGAAACGCAGAAGCTGTGGGACAATGCGCTTAAGGGGGCGATAAAGGAGAACGAGGGTGGGCGCGCGGGGAAAGATACCATGCTTGAGCTGCGTGACAAGCGCGACACGGAATATGCAAAACTGGCAAAGGACCCGGAGAAGAACGAAAAGCGGCTCAGCCAACTGGTGGAACAGGCGGCAAAAGCGGCGGGATACGATTCTCCGCTGCTGTACCACGGAACACAGAGTTTCGGGTTTACGGCGTTTGACCTTGCAAAAACCGACGACGGGCGAAGCATATTCCTGACAAGCAACCCGGATATAGCCTCCACCTACTCCGGCATATCAGGCTCACGGCGCATTTCCGAAGCTGCCGATATCGATGTAAACGGTATGTCCGTCCGGGAAGTGGCGCAAATGCTGAATCGATTCCCGCCGGAAAGCGGAATTGACTACGCATACTCGTATGTGCCGGGGAAAGCCGAAATAGCCGAAAAGGTGGACAGCGGCATTAAAGAATTACGCAAGCTGACCGAAAGCCTGCGGGAACGGTTCGCAAATGACTCCTCGGAAATGTACAAGCTGAACCATTTACGGAATGTTCTTGATATAGGGGGAACGGACAGCCTGTCCATAACGCTTTGGACAATACTGAATAAAACCGACATATTCAACGGGCATACGGATTTCGTAAACAATCTGGAACAAAACATTCGGCTGCTGAAGAAAGCGCCGGAAAGCGGCGGTTTCGTCGTGGAAAAATCTCTGGACGGATATTCCATTGAAGTATTTACGGAATCGGCCGCCCGGAAAGAATTATCCGCCAATATCCGCAGGGGCAACTATGCGCTGTACGCAAAACTCGGCAATTCCCTTACGGTGGAAGGAGACGGTGAAAATTGGAACGCTCTTGATTTCAGGGCGCCGGACAGCAAATACGAAATACAGGAGGACGATGGGCGCTATAAGATTATAAACAAATCCACCCGTTCAGCCGAGTGGGCAAACGGGAAAATGTCATGGAACAGCAAAGAAGAAGCGCAGAGAATCATTGACGGCTTTTCCGATAAAAACGATTGGGCAAAAAGGCTAAGCAACACAAGGCAAATCGCGGAATATGCCAAAGAACAGGGCTACGACAGCGTTCTGTTCCGCAACATCCGGGATAACGGCGGGCAAAACGCAAGTACAGACTTCGATACAACGGCGGATGTGTATGTAATATTCAACCCGAACAATGTAAAGTCTGCGGACACCGTAACCCGTGACGGAAACGGCAATGTAATTCCGCTGAGCCAACGGTTCAATGCCGGCGAGAACGATATCCGCTTTGAGCTGCGCACAACGGACAGCGGTACGAAGTATGCGCTTGTAACCGAGGACATAAGCAAGGTGGAAGTTCCGGGCAAGCCGGATGCGTCGCTGGGTGCAAAGGCGCGGTATATCCTTAACGAGAGATTCCGCAACACCGTGCTTCAGGCAGGCGAAAACGACAGAGTGTATGTGAACAAGAGGGGCATAAATGAATACTCGAACCCTGCAAAAACCATACCAAATGATGTCTACGCCGCTAAAATGGGCGCGGCGCCGGAGCTGGATAATCTGCTGAAAACGGCAACCAATGTAAGCTATAAGGCGGACGACGGCAGACACCCGGACGCAGTGAGGGGCTGGAAGTATTACGATGTGCTGTTCGCGGTTAAAAATTCAAATGCGGAAAACGGATACAGCGTGTTTGACGGAAAACTGAATGTTAAGCGGATTGCAAAGGGCGAATTGTTTTCGATATTACGGGTATAAAAGAAGTCACCGGAGGCAATATCGGTCAAAACATACTTTCCAGTATATCCGCCGAATCCTCCGATGACAGTAACAGTATATTCGATATCGCAGAGAATGTCAACACCGAATTTGAGCTGCGCAGCGACGAGAACCGGTTCAACCCGCGCAAGGAGCTTTCCAACCTTTTTATGCAGATAGCGCAGAATGAGCAGGAAAAGAAGTCCCTGCGCTCGTATCAGGCGGCAATACACGAGCTGAACAATACGGAAATAGAGATATCCAAGCTTCAGCAAGAAATGCAGGGCACTGACAAGCTTAAAAGCCCGCAGAAGTATTACGAGCTGCAGAACAAGCTGCGGCAGGCGGAAGCCAAACTGAACCGCTACGACGGACGGCTTGTGCAGCTGGAGGCCACCAAGCCCATGAAAGACCTTATAGCCCGCCGCGAGCAGCGGTTGAAGGAACAGTTCGCACGGTCCAGCACCACAAGGGCGAAGTACAGGAACAACATCAAAAAGAATATCCGCAGCCTTGACAAAAAGCTGCGCACCAACAGCGGACAGAAGCATGTGCTGCTGGAATTGCAGCCCGTTGTGGCGCAGCTGCTGAATGTGTTCACGGAAAACACCAGCGTATTCAAGAAGGAGCAGCTGGCAAGGCTGCGGGAGATTTACGCTAAGTTCAGCCCCACAGCCGACAGCAAGATATCATCTGACGAAAAAGAAGTTACTCGGTGGAAGAGCACGGCGGAGTATTCCTCGGCATACAGCGAGATGATCTACGACCTCATAGAAGAAGTCAGACCGCTGGTGCAGGGCAAGCGGCTTATCGATCTGGACACCGAGCTGCTGGCCGCCGTTAACGACATCGTGGGCAATATTAAACAAAAAAGCGCTGTCTCGAAATCACTTCCAAGACGGCGCTTTTCTGTTGTGGATCAGAGCGAACATTTCACGGCGAAACCTCCGCTGAAGAAATAGGTGTTCGTCCGAACCTCGTTTGGAAAGGAAATCATATATTGATAGAATTTCTGCCTGCGGGTTCAAATTCAAGGTCGTGGGTGCAATTTGATACCAATGGGTGCAAACAATGGTGTATGGGTGCAGACCTATTTTTACAACAAAAATCCGCAGTCAAACCGGCTGCGGACTTTTCATTTTCTTTTGGTATTATCCTTCAATCTCCATTCCGTTTCTAAACCGGAATAGAAGCGTTCCATTGTGCCTTACCACCACGCTGTCAATAACCGAGAGCCAAATCTTACTGTCGAACTCCGTGACCGGCTCATCGGTTTCGTAAAGTTCAAACATGAATGCGCTGATGGAATCCGCCTGTACCTTACGCTGTTCGCTCTGCTCACGGAGTTTTTCGACCTTGTCCCGAATGGCGGCATATCGGTCTTCGTAGCCTTTGTACTTTCGGCTGAACTCTGACTGATTCATTGCATTCGCTGCGTTCTCCTCGATAAGCTTTCGTGTGAGTTCCGTGACCACTTCAGCCTCCTGCATGAGGTCTGTTATCTTGCCGTCAATCTCTGTGGTATCGGTTAAAGCATACATCATCCGCCTGCAGTCATCCAGGATGTTCTCTCTGTCTGGGATAAGGCTGTTGTAGGTTGCGATGAACCTTACTCGAATATCGTCCTCGTTTAAGTGCGGTGTGGTGCAGCGGTGTTCCTTGTCCTTAAACTTATCGTTGCACTGCCACACCGTCCGCTTGTACTTGTTTGTGGAGTTCCAGGTCTTGGCACCGAAGAACCCGCCGCAGTCTTCGCAGATTAGCCTTGCTCCGAATACGCTGTTTCCGCTGTACCGTCTGCCGAGGTTTTTTCGCCGAGCCATCTCAAGCTGCACCAGTTCCCAATCCTCCGGCGGGATGATTGCATCGTGGGAATGCTCGATGTAGTACTGTGGGACTTCGCCGTTGTTTTCTTTCATCTTATGCTGAAGGAAGTCTACCGTGAACTTCTTCTGCGTAATAACTACGGCGTTGATACAATTTAATTATTCCTCTGCGTTTGAACCCACTGGGTTCATCAATGGGTTCATTTGAACCCACCCCTCAAATACCGCAGAAACACGGCATTTTCGGCACTTTTCCGAGGAACAGAACCGAGCCGGGATGCAGTAGCAGAACGGAGGATGTTGCTGCCGAAGGTTTCATTCCGCTCGAAATATCTGTAAAAGTAAAAAGTGTGCCTTTGATTTTACCCATAAAAAACGAGGGTATTTTCATAGTCACACTTGTGTTTTCGGAGCATTTATACGGTGATTTTTATGCCGGACTGAAAGATGAATGACAGTTTTCCGTTTGTGTTTACAACGACCCTGTCGAGCGTTTTGAGCATGAGCGGATAGCTGAACTCGTTGATTTTTCCGATCTCGTCAATCAGAAGACACATCTCTTCCGCACGGTATCGGACAAGGATGTCCTCTGCGTTATCGACCGTTGACCGCAATGTTGCCTGATAGCGGAGCTTCTTTGCCACGATGAGATTCCACGCTCGGCAAAATGCCTTTTGTGGCAGATCGGTCGGAATGCGGACATCTGTGCAGAGCATCGGTCTTTCCTTCGGCGGTTTGCAGTAGCGTTCTCTGTATGCGATCAGTTCTGGCGAGGCATTGAGGTTGAAGGTTGCCTTGTGCGGCGGCGTATATGTTTGACCCGGCACTTCGACCGCTGATTGCGTCTTTCGGCTCATACATCGGTATGCGGCAAGGGGCTGCTTATTGGTGGTCGTATAATGATAATAGCAGTAAGGCTTACCGCATACTCCGCAGAACAGTTTCCCTGTAAACGGATACCGATCATTCGATGCCTGCTTGTGCGGTGTATGCCTTGCCGCAACAGCCTGTGCCAGCTTCCATGTCTCTTTATCCACGATTGCCGGAAGGCAGTCCTCCACCAGATATTTCGGCAGTTCTCCGTTATTTCTGACTTGCTGATGCGTGATGGGGTTTGCGATAAACGCTTTCTGAAACAGGCAGTCACCGCAGTATTTTTCATTTCGGATAATGTGCTGAACGGTGGTCTTTGCCCAGGAAGCACCCGGCATTCGAGTTGGCACCCCTTCGGCAATAAGCCTGTCGGCAATTTCGCCGTAGCTATAGCCGTCAATGAAGTCCTTGTATATTCGCCGCACCAGTTCGGCTTCATTCTCCACAATGGTCACGATACCCTTGTTCTGCCGAAAACCGTACATCCCGTTGAGTGTGATGCTCCCCGTGATGCCTTGCTCATATCTTCTTCGTTTGCCCCATTTTATATTCTCCGACATCGTCTCAGACTCGGACTCGGCAAACGCAGCCATCAGCGTGAGCATAAGTTCCCCAGAGGATTCGGTGGAGTGGATGTTCTCTTTCTCAAAGAAAATATCAATGCCCAGGGACCGAAGCTCACGGGTGTAAATAAGCGTATCCACGGTGTTCCTTCCGAAGCGGGATACGCTTTTTGTCCATATGCAATCTATTAGACCACTCCGGCAGTCCTCGATCATTTTCATGAACTGCGGTCGGCTTTCCGCTTGGGTGCCGGAGAGTCCCTCTTCCGCATAGATGCCGACAAAGACAACGGTATCATCGTTCTCGAATCGGCTGCGGTAGAAATCGATCTGATTTGCCAGACTGTTCAGTTGTTCATCGCTTCGGCTTGAAACCCGGCAGTAGGCGGCGATGCGTTGCTTGCCGGGTTCTTTTCTGTGAGGGGTGATTACAAGCAGATTCTTATCCGTCATTGCCGTCAACCTCCTGCAGCTTATTGCGTTTCGTGTAAGGACGGACACCGTTCTTGATTGGAACCGTCTTCTCAGTGCCGTCACGGAAAACGAAAGTGATGGTACAGTCCTTATTGACCTTGGCATAATTGATGACCGCCTGCCATACAAGCGGGTCGAACTTTGCAAGCGGAGCGTCATGCTTCATAAGCTCATTCAGAAAGCCTGTAATCTGTACACGCTTGGCGGCGCAGGCGGCTATCTTCAAATCAAGCTCCTGCTTGAGTCGTGCCATCGTGTCGAGCCGCTCCTCATATTCCTTAAGTTTCTCATGGATGTCTTCGGAGGTGTCCTGTCGGCTGTAGGTCATCAGAAGGCTTCTTATCAGCGTCTGGACTTCGCCGCAGCCGTTGTTCAAATCCTCAAGCTGCCTGCGATACTCGCTGTCATCGGTAACGGCATCGATGCAAAGACGGTAGTTTTCCATGATCTCGTCTTTGTCGGCAATCAGCCCGTTAAACACCTCAACGAAGGTCTCTTCCAGGCTTTCCTCTTTGAGAGTCGGTGTTTCGCAGTATTTTCGCTTTTGAAATTTGGCATTGCAGTGCCAGTGCCATGCGGTGTACTTGGTGCTTGAATGCCATATCTTTCTGCCGTAGTAACCGCCGCAGTCACCGCAGATGATTCGGCTTGAAAAAATGGACACACATTGCATATTGCTTCCGGCTTCCCGTCTGCGGCGCATTTCTTCCTGCACCATCTGGAAGGTTTCCGGGGAGACGATAGGCTCATGGTCTTTTTCGATGTAGTACATGGGAAGTTCGCCCGTGTTGGGACGCTTCTCTTTCGTCAAGTACGATACCGTTATCTGTTTTTGAAGTATGGCCGCCCCGTAATACTTCTCATTCTTCAGAATGTTTAGCACCGTGGAAGCCTGCCATACCGTCTTATGTCCGGGCGTTTCAATGCCGTCAGCGGTCAAGCCTTTCGCTATGCCGCCCGGAGTTTTCCCGGCGAGGAACTCCGCATAAATTCTCCGCACGATTTTTGCCTGCTCCTCATTTATAACAAGCTCCCCGTCGGGACCCTTGTCGTAACCGAGAAAATTGGAGTATCCGAGGCTGACCTTTCCGTCTGCGAAGGACTTTCTTCGACCCCATGAAGTATTCTCCGAAATCGACCTCGCTTCTTCCTGCGCAAGCGAGGACATAATCGTAAGTAATAATTCGCCCTTGGCATCGAGGGTGTAAATGTTCTCTTTCTCGAAGAAAACCTCCACACCTTTCTCTTTGAGCTGCCGAATAGTTACAAGGCTGTCGACAGTGTTTCGTGCGAAGCGGCTGACGGACTTAGTGAGAATGAGGTCGATTTTTCCGGCAAGGGCGTCTTCTATCATTCTGTTGAAGCCGTCACGCTTTTTGGTGTTCGTGCCGGTGATTCCCTCATCGGAATACACCTCAACAAAGACCCATTCTGGGTTCGCCTGAATTTTCTGCGTGTAATAACTGACCTGCGCATCAAAGGAGTTTTCCTGTTCTTCCTTTGCCGTTGAGACACGGGCATAGGCTGCGACCTTTCGTTTCCGAGTGAAGGTCGAATACTGTGCAGACAGCGTAGGCTTAGTTGCTTCTATCTTTTTTACTTTCTTATTTGTCATGACTTGCATACCTTTCCTTTGCCTTTTTCGCGGCGGCGGCTTTCATTTCGTCTGTCCAGCTTTCGGAGCGGGATCGGTCTTTCCAGACATAGTCCGCAGTAGAGCCGTCCATAAAAATGAAACGGAGCAGATTGCCCGGATGAGCCTCTATCGTGCAAATCTGCATTTGAAATGCCTCGTCCGAAAACCCGTCCGTTTTCAAAATTTCAGTCGCCGCCCGTTTCAGCGTTTCCTCTGGGATGACCTTTGAGTCCGGGCAGTATTTCTTTCCTTTGGAGTTGTAGGTCGAACAGCACCAGACGATGTTATAAGGTGTTGTCTTTCGGCGGTAATTCTTGTCGCAACAAGAGCATCGAATTTTCCCCGTGAAAGTGCTTGTCGAACCGACAGACGGCGCTTTTTCTTCCGCTCGGCGTTCAAGCTCTTTCTGAACTGCGGCGAAGGTCTCTCTGCTGACAACGGTGGGATGATCGTCTTCCACAAAATACTGCGGAAGCTCCCCGGTGTTGGGACGCATTTTCTTTGTAAGGTGGTTTTCACGATATACTTTTTGAAGCAAAAGGTCTCCGCAATACTTCTCATTTGTCAGGACTTTCCGCACGGTTGTCAGATGCCATTCGTTTCCGAAGATGCTGTACAGCCCTTCTTCATTCAATGTATTGGCGATTTTCTGAAGCCCGTATCCGGCAAGGTATAAATCAAATATCTGTTTTGCGATTTCGGCTTCTTCCTCAACGAGTGTTATTTCACCGTTCACCAGACGGTATCCGAGCATGGTGCAGGTTGAAGCCCGTCCTTCCTCAAAGCCCTTGCGGATTCGCCATTTGCAGTTATCGCTGCACGAAAGGCTCTCCGCTTGGGCGAATGACGCAAGGAGCGTCAGCATTACTTCGCCCTCGGCGCTCAAGGTGTAAATGTTCTGTTCTTCAAAGAAAACATCAACACCGAGGCTTTTGAGTTCACGCACGGTTTCGAGAAGCGTGACCGTGTTTCTGGCAAACCGAGATATGCTCTTGGTGATGACCATATCGACGTTGCCGCTCCTGCATTCGCTCAAGAGAAGCTGAAACTGTTCACGGTTGTCCTTGGTGCCTGTTTTCGCTTCGTCAGCGTAGACCCCGGCAAACCGCCATTCGGGATTCCGAATGATGTAGTCACGGTAATAGTCGATCTGCGCCGCCAAGGAATGCAGCATGGTGTCCTTGCCGCAGGAAACTCTGGCATAGGCCGCCACACGTTTTGTACGAGGGGTTTCCGCCGCGGCAGGGGCAATGTTTACGATAGTCTTTTCCATTGTGTCCCTCCTTTGGTATCGGACATATTAACTCTGATCTTGAAATATATCCAGTCAATTCGGAGGAATAAACTGAACGAAAATCGGACGGTATTTTTCGGTTAGTATTGTGTCTATCACACGATAATCCTCTGTGGAAATCTGCCCGTTTTTCAGCATAAGCCGGAACGGCGCGATGCTTGCCTGATATCGGATTTCCGCTGTCATCTGTTCTTTAGTCACTGGCTTCACCGCCTTTGAACCTCGCAGCCACATAGCATTCGTGGGAGCAGAATTTTCTGTGGCTGTTTCCATAGGCGGTAAAGGACTGACCGCAGTTGGGGCAAACATATTCATAAACCGCTTTCTGCCCGACACGCTCCGGGTGAGCGTTCCACCATTTCTGCCGACACTCCGGCGAACAGAAACGCTTCGGTTTTCTGCCGGGGGTCTGTGTTATCGGCTTACCGCATTCCGGGCAGACTCCTTCAACATCATTCTGTACGGCGGTATTTTGACTGCCACATTCGACATTGTTCCTGCGGCAGAAAGTCTTGATGGTATCTCTTGAAACGGACAGGGCTTTGGATATTTCGGAATAGCCGCATCCGGCTTTTCTCATTTCGACTACCTTTGCTTTCTGATGGTCTGTCATGTGCGAACCACCTCCTCACTATCCCATGAACATGAGGATGGCATTTCGGAAAAAAACGCACAAAAAAATAAAGCCCGCCGAAGAGAATAATGTCTCCCCGATGGGCTGTGCCGTTAAACAGCAGTATTAGATTTTCGGTTATTCGGAATAAATACCGCCGAGCGATTCGATTGTATTCCTGCCGGCTTTACCGTCAACCGTCAGCTTGTTCGCCTGCTGATAAGCCTTTACAACGTTTTCGGTCTGACGGTAGAAGTTTCTGTTGGTGAGTGTCAATCCGGTGAAGCCTTTCGCCGCGAGGAGCTTTTTGAGTTCGCACACATCGTCTCCGCGTCTGCCGTACTTCAGAACACGCTCAAATACATAAGCCGGGGTTTCTCCGGTGATCTCACAGACTTCTTCCTCCGTCCAGTAAGGCGGACGGCCGTATGCTTTCCACGAGCCTTTTGAAAGCGGACGCTTGACCACTCCGTAGCCGCGTCCCTGCGCCTCGACCACGTTGAGCTTCTGGTCAACAACATACCCGATGTGGGTCGCTCTGCCGAAACTGTCGAGTTTAAAAACAAAATCCCCAACCCGGAGAGCCGACTTGGAGATCTTTTTGCATTTTCCGTAGAAACCGTTCGCGTTGGTATCGCCGGGAATGATGTGCTTGACGTTCTGCAGCCAGTAAGAACCGAGTCCGCTGCAGTCAAAAGCGCGGAGTACATCTCCGAATCCGGCTTCGCACTGCTTCTTCCAGAATGCGACCGCACGTTTGAAGTTCGCTTCCGAAGTCTCACGCTTTTTTATCCACGCCTCTGTGACAGCGGAACCCTGCTGACCCTGTGCGCCCCAAACGTAAATGCTGTGATTTTCCACCTGCTCTTCCAGGTAGGAAATGAATTCTTTCAGTTTATTCGCCATTGTTTTCATCCTCCTTATAATCTGATTTTTCTTCTTCCGCACGTTCGTGGATCTGTTGCAGAACCGCTTTCAGCTTGCCGGGGATCGGCAGACCGAGATGGGCGGAGTTCTCAACAAGGGACAGACCCTCGTTCGCGATGTAGAAGAAGATGACCGCTGTGCGTACAACGGAGCCGTTCTTGATCACATAGAAGTCGAGAATGTGTCCGATACCGACAAGCGCGAAGATAAGTACCTTCTTGAAGATTCCCTTAAAGCCGACAGCGCTTGATAGCTTTTTGTCGACAACGGCGCACATGACGCCGGTGATATAATCGATCACCACGAATGCGAGAAGCGCGTAAATCAAACCGTCACATCCTCCCAGAAACCATCCGAGCCATCCGCCGACTGCGGCAAAAGCAGCCTGGATAACGTTCCAAAATTCTTTCATTTTGTCTTCCTCCTTTTGAAATAAAAAAAGCACCTCTTTGGTGCGTTAAGCCGTTCTCTTGTACATATAACAAGTGATGTACGGCGGCAGTTTGTTGACAGCCGTGCCGCTGCCCGCCGTTCCGGTTGAACCGGAAAGCGAAGCGGTATGCGAGTGTGAACCGGAACTTGCTATACTCTGCGGCTCAGTTGTGCCGCCGTTCGTGAAATACTTATATGTACTTCCCGAACCGGAACCGACTTTGTATGAACCCTTAGATGCGGTATGCGTATGCGCACCGCCTCCGGAAGTAATCGTTACTGTTCCGCTTGACAGCGTGTGGCTGTGACTCGGCAGGTTTCCTGTAGCAAGTGTGACCGTTTTCGCACCCCCGGTCTTTTCAACCGTGCTGAAATCCGTGTCCTGTGAATTCACGCCGATAGGTACTCTGCCCGAACCCCACAACACCCAGGTCCCGCCCATAAAAGTGGTCGCGCCTGTCGTGCTTGTTGTCATACGGATAGAGCCAACGGGATACACAAGATCGAGAAGCCATCCGAGGCTTGAAAAGTTCACATCGCCGTTAAACGTTACGTCCTCGTGGAACTCCGACTCCCAGCCGACCTCGAATTTGTTTTGCTCGGATATCTTGCCGATAGCCATACCGAGTCCGTTGTTGCGGATGGAAAGAATCGTGTCGGCTGTAGAGATGTCGGCGTATGCATAGGTCGATCCGAAATAGTCCGTAGCGGCTATCCGGATATCATAGGCATACTGATTGCTGATAGAGCCGCCGCAGATATGTGTACCGCTGACGGTATATGAATCGGATACCGTCTTCGAGGTCGTATGGCTCGTTTCTGTCTTTTTCTTATGCTGAAACATGACAGATGCGGTGTTGCGGCTGTTCAGCGATTTGATCGTTACCGAAACAGTCACGGAATAGTATGTTCCTGTATGGCTTGCCACGCCCGATGCGTTGCAGCGGAACACGGACAGACCCGAGATGACCGGCGCGGAATACGCTAGGACTGTATAGCTTCCGTTTACCGTTGTGGTACGGCCTCTGGAATCTTTGACCACGATTTTTACCGTTTGAGACCCGGACTTTGTCAGAAAATCCGTAGTGAAACTCGTACTCGTAAATGTCTGTCCGTCAAGCGTTACCGTGACGGAGGAAATCGTGGAACCGTATGCTCCGGCGGGCGTTGCGGTAAATCTGATCTTTGACTTGTTCTGGATATACGCAGAGAACTGCTCCGCAAGCCCGCTGACAGCTTCCGTCATTGTGTATGTGCAGGTCGGCACTACGGACGAAGGTATTGCCGCGGATACCGATATGCTTTTTGTGCCGATGAGCGTACTGCCTGAATAGGTGTCGCAGTACAGCGTTCCGCTTGCCGTTGTCGAATTCGGGGCGGAGTTTGCTTCCGCGAGAGCCGGGGTCCAGGATACCGATGTTGACGATGTTTTTGACGCTATCGTTGTCTCCGAACGCGAACCGAACTTTGCCCGGAGCGTGTGCGTAAACGAGGAAGACGCTCTGGATATCTTGATCGTAGACGCCGAACCGAGCGTGATACTTCCGACAGAAACCGAGGACGCTCTCGTGACGGAGCCTGTAACGATACCGATAGACGAAGCAAACGAACAGTTCGACGTCCAGGCGAGTTTTACCGACCCCGTGCCGTCTGCGTTGTGGTGTACGGTACACTCGCCGTATGCGGTTGCTTCCGAAGAATTGTTATCCGTCAGTATTGTCAGATAGTTCTTTCCGTCAGCTGAACTGTAGGGCGTAGAATACTGCGTTGTGTGGTTGCTTCGAGTAGGCACTTTGCCTGTCGCGAATCCTCGCTCCGTTCTGGTGTATACCGTAGTTCCGTCCGCAGTTACGACAAGCGTCCCTCGCGTATCACCGGTATGATTGTTGGAATACAGAAAGTAGCTGCTTGCGTTCGCAGTGGCAAGATACACAAAAAAGCGTATCTTTGAGGTGTTGTTCGTTATCGATTGCGATATGACCTTATATTCCATCCAACAGGCGAGTTTCGCGGAAGCCGTGCCTGATAACGAGCCGTTCACGACCGTATATCCGCTGTTTATAGATTCATTTGTCCATCCCATATCATGTACTCTCCATCAGTTTGAAATTAAGATTGTTTGCCTCCGGCACCCAGGCGAAAGGCCCGATTCTCATGCTCGTTAGGATCTGAACGTCATTGACATACAGCTTTCCGGCAGAGAAATACGCCAGAGCGTTCTGTGTCGAGACGGAGTCTTCATCGCCTGTGAAGAAATACAGTATGTCGTTCTCCAGTTTCAGTTTGATCTGTGAGGAACTTTCACCTATAACGATGCCGGAAGCAATCATGCGGATGAATGAACGGATGGTAGCGAATTCCTGCGATACGTTTCCGTCAAGGTCGGTTATTTCCGATGATGTTTCGGTAAAATTCGCCTCGATCGTGCCGGACATAATGGAAAGCGATGTCTGCACCGACTCTTGAAAAGCGGAATAGTCCGATGTGCGAACATAGTCCTCAAGAGCGGTCAGCAGTATCTGCTCCGCCGACTGCAGAATCGTGGTGTTGTTCGTGATTTCCTGCTGAACGATGGAAACCGCTTCACCGTTCGTGGTGTAGTCCGCTTCAATACTTTTTATCCTGTTGATTGCCGAACTTAATCCCGAAACGCTGTCTCCTACAAGGGACGGCCTGCTGTCACCGAGAGTGATCTCCATGCCGCCCGGATTGTTGAGCGGGATCTTCATTTCCGTGAGGATGAATTCCGCTTCTGGACACAGGTCACCGCATGACACAATGACACGGTCGAGAAAACTGAACGATTCCGTTTCCGCGTTAAGATTGTGGAGGTCAACAGCGGAAAGGCTGATTGTTTCCTTCAGCCGCGTTCCCGTGTTTGACAGCCAGTCGGTGCCTCTCTGCATAAGTGCTGTCGGCGAAGTGATGTCATCCCAGGTCGTAAGCTCTGTCGGTGCGTACAGCGTTCCGTACAGGGCGGCGGATTCGGTGTCGATAAGAAAATCAATGCCCTCATGCGCATTGGCGATAGTCAATCTCGCGTCCGTTTCATATGAGGGGTCAATATCCTTTAATTTCGCTCCGAGAGGAATACAGGCAGTATAGGTTTCATCGGCGTTTCTGTTTACCGCGATGTCCTTGAGATTTTCACCGAACTTAATGCTTTGCGTAGCCGTATCCGGTGCCTCCGCGAGATAGTTCAATATCGGAGCGCCGCTCTGCGTGTAGGTCAGATACAGATATCCGCCATACCGGTCGAGCAGCTTGTCCTTGATGAGCTGCCATGTCGAGTAATACAGTTCAGCGCTTGTGGTCAAATCGTCCTCCGAAGTGACCGTGCAGTTTCCGAACGTGATCTGCTGACCCGTACCGACCTGGGCGTTGTGCTGCGTAAGAAGCATGGAAAGAAACGCTGCCGGAGTTCCTGTAAAAGTAAACGGCCTTACGATGCTGTCAATAAGGCAGGCAAGGATACCTTCCGCGGTGTAGCTTCGGCGGTTTTCAAGAGTCCGCTCATCCTCAATAACTCTGCCAAGAAAAATAAGGGTGCTGTCGCGGTAGACTTTGATCCTGCCCGACAGTCTGTTTATCCGACCGAAAGACGGATGCGAGTCGGGCAGCGTGAATGTCAGAGTTCCCGGCGTATTGACCGATAAAGAAAGGACCGGGTCAATAACGGAACAGTCCTTTACACGCGGGTCGAATACGAGATCATCATCTGAATAGATTCTGTACATCACAATTCTCCTTCCGTATACCGGAACTTGACAGAGCCGCTTCCCGTGAGCGTAACCGTTACGGTTTTACGGTCTCCGTCAAGGAGCAGCAGATCCGGAACAAGATGCGTTCCCGATGACAGTACCGCATGAGCCGTGCTTCCGTCCCAGGCGGTAAAATCCAGCTGACAGGAAACCGTACAGATAACAGTCGGTATAACGGGCATTCTTCCGTTCGTAAGTGTAACCGAGGAAGACGATGTAACGGTTCTCTCTGTAGCGGCGTTGCTGTATTTATAAGGCTCTGCCGTGATCTTTACGGATATCTGGCAGTAGCCGTCTTTCTTCGCAATGCCGCTTACATCAACGCGTCCGGTGAAATGGAAACCTGGGTATCTGTCAAAGACAATATCCATGCGTTTTCCGTGGACAGCGTTTACGAAGCCGGAAAGAACATCCTGATAATCGCCGACCGCATACATCGTTACAGAAATATTTCTGTCACCGTATCTTACGGCTCCGGTGCTTTCGGAAAGATCGAGCGTTCCGTCACGACCGGGGATGCTGACGAACTGGGTCTGTACCTTCGGCATCGGTATCTCATACGGAGCGATGATCAAGCCCGTATCTCTTGTGTCGTATGAACCGAAAATGATATAGCTCAAATAAACCGCTCCTTTCTTTTCTGAATAACGCCGAGAGCATTATCCATCCCGGGCGCAAGCCATCCGATGACCGCTCCGGTATCGGCTACAAGCTGCATATTCCCATACTGCGGCAGATATTCCCGAAGGAGCGCAAGTACCGCGCTCAGTCCCGAAGCAAGCGTATCGCCGACAGTCGGGAAAGCGGTGTCCGTGTCGATATTCGCCATAGCGTTTATCGGGTCGATGTCGAAATCGGTCGGAATTGCTTTCTGCATATCCTTCTCAACATCGGCCATAGCGTCTACAAAGCCCTCGCCGAGACCGAGACCCATGTTTTCACCGATATTAGCGAATACTGTCGAAGGCGAGTGAATGCCGAGGGTGTTTTTGATTTTGCCTACAAGTCCCGTTGCCCAGTCTTTGACCTTGTTCCACAGCCAGGAAATCATCGACTTTATACCTTCCCACAAACCTTTCAGAAGGTTCGCGCCGGCTTCGACCATCTTGTAGGTAAGATTGCCGATAGCCTCAACTATGCCGGTGATGATCTTCGGTATCGCCTTGACGATTTCCGCGATGGTGGTGGGAAGATTCTCAATAAGAGCCACGAAAAGTTCAACACCCGCCATGATTATTTTGTCGATGTTGCCGATGAGGGCGTCCACGATGCCGGATATAATCTCCGGTATTGCCTTTACAATGGTGGCGATGATTTCTGGCAGAGCCTGGATGAGCGCCACAAGGAGATCGATGCCCACCTGAATGATCAGAGGAATGGCATCAATAACCGCTGTAATGATTCCGTCAATTATCTGAGGTATCGCTTCGACTATCGCGGCGATGATCTCGGGCAAAGCGCTGACAAGTGCCGTCAGTAACTGTATCCCGGCGTCAATTATTTGCGGGATAGCTCCGAGAATGAAATCAACGATAGCCAGGATAACGGAAGGCAAGGCTTTTATGAGTTCGGGAAGCGCTGCGAGGATACCCTCTGCAAGTCCCTTTATTAACTGCAGAGCCGCATCAAGTATCAGAGGCAGATTGGAGATCAGTCCCTGCACTATCGTGATGATTGCCTGCACAGCGGCGGGTATCAATTCGGGAAGTGCTGACGCGATGCCCTCTACGAGGGATGTCACTATCTGCACCGCCGCGTCCACGATAAGAGGCAGATTCTCAACAATTGTCTCCACAATAGAAAGCAGAGCGTCAACAACCGCCGGTATGATTTGCGGCAGAAGCGTCAGCAAAGTTTCCAGTACCTTGTCAAACAAATCGGTAACCGTAGAAAGAAGTGTGGGCAGCAGTTCTCCCAAGGCCTCTAAAAGTCCCTCCATAGCGGTCGGAAGCGCCACAACGATGTTCTGTACGATCGGAACCACGTTTTTGAGGACGGTCTTGAAAGCCTCGACCATGTTTAAGGTCAAAAGCTTCATATCCGCATCAGCGTTGCCGAGTCCCGCGACAAAAGAACTCACCGCCGCTTTCATCAGCCCAATGGAGCCTTGTATGGTTTCCGTTGATTCTCTCGCGAAGTTGCCGGAATACTGTTCGGTCTTCTCAAAGAAGTACGACATGGCAAGCTCTGCCTTATCCGCGTTGGACATGGACGCCCAGGCGGTATCGATACCCTTGGAAAGGGCGTAAGCCTCAAGCGTTGTCGCGTTCATGCTGACACCGATGTTGTCCATCATCGTGTAGTTGCCCTTCGCGGCCGCGGTCACGGCATTAAGAGCGTCCTCCGTGGAGATACCCATGACGGACGCCATGTCCGCCGCTCTCTGCATCGCCTGTGTCGAAAGGTCAAGTGCCCTTTGCTGATCAAGACCGCTGCCTTGGAACAGAGCGCCCATCTTATTGAGGTTAGCAAGGTAATCGCTCTGCGAAACGCCCATGTTCTTATAGGCGTTGGCGCTGACCTGCTCAAGGGACTGCATCTCCGTAATGGCGGCACCGGTTGATTTATCGAATCCGGTAATGACCTGCGTATTCATCTCGCTGATGTTTTTACCGAGATCCTGGAATACGCTCTCCGCACCGCCGAGGTTCTGCTCAAGTTCGCCGAAAGAGTTGATGACGTCTTTTCCGAGTTTGATCGCGGCGGCACCCGCGGCAATACACACCGCGCCGACCGCCGTACCGACTTTTTTCAGCACATCGCCAAAACCGGAGAACTTGTTCTTTGCGTCATCCGCCGCGTCTCCGGCGTCATCTACGCTGTCATCAAGCTCTCCGGCTTTGTCCGCCGCGGAATCCATATCTTTTGCCATACCGGACGCGGCTTCTCCCGAATCATCAAATCCGGAGGCAGCCTCGTCAAGAGCGGCATTATTGCTGTCAAGCTCACGCTCCATCTCATTGAGGGCGGCTTCCGCGTTGTTCAACTGTATCTGCCAGCTTTGAGTACGTCTGTCGGTATCGCCGAAAGATTCGGAGGCGTTTGCGAGAGCGGAACGAAGGGTCTCTATTTTTTCCTTCTGCGTTTCGATCTCTTTGTTCAGAACGTTGTTTCTTGCGGTTAGAGCCTGGACGGAGTTATCGTTTTTATCGAACTGTGAGGCAACGAGTTTCATTTCGCTGCCCAGGACTTTGAACGATTGATTGATGTCGGAAAGAGCCTTTTTGAACTCTTTTTCACCTTCCAGTCCTATTTTCAGACCAAAGTTATCTGCCATATGCCGCCTCCTTTCTTATATTCCTTCCGGGATGATGTCATCGATGGTCAGCTCACGCTTCGGATGCGCAAGTCCCATGAACTGCTTGTGGCACTCCCATAAATCAAGCAGGAGGCCTATCGGCATAAGCCAGACCTCCTGCTGTGTAAAACCGAGCTGCGCGGTTCCGTAATATAAAAGCCGGGTAAATACTTCTTCTGTACTTACCCGACCTGCGCGTTTTTTGAGTCTTCCTCGCTCTCCACGTTGCGCTTTGTTCCGGCGTACATTGCCGCGGTAATGGCGGCTTTGTATCCGGCAAGTTCAAACGGCGAGGTAAGGATCTCGACTTCATTCTCCGTGAGCAACTCTTTCGGATGCTCTTTGTCCGTAATGTTATGGACGAGGATGCTCTGATTTGCGAGAAGAGTGATCAGCCATACGATCTCCGAAAGAGCCATCTCGAAGTTTTCGCTTTTCATCAGCTTATCGCCGAGATGGTCGAGACCGCCGTATCTTCCCGCGATTTCTTTTGTTGCCTTTGTGGTCAGCAGAAGTTCATATTCTCTGCCGCCGATTGTAATCAATGCTCCGCGTTCACTCATGATACAACAGGTCCCTCCGAGAATTCAGGTTCATAGACGCTCGAAAACCATCCGCTGACCGTGGTCGCGTCAACACCGGTTTCGCCCTCGGTGACCTCCGCTTTCCAGGGATGGTTGCTGTTCTCATCCGGCTTATTGCGGCGCATCACGGTGCCTTCGATAGTAGGCGTAGAGAAAGAAATCGAATCACCCTTTGTCTGCAGGTTCGTTGCCGGGATGCCGAACTTAACCTTATAAAGCCAGAAGTAGCGGTATTTTCCGTTTGCCTTCTTTGCCCGGAAACCGATAGCCACGGGATCGGAAACATCTTCCGCGGAAGAGACCAGAACGCCGTTCAAATCCACAGCCGAGCCTGTAAGGTCGCAGGCGGCGTCCGTGCCGATATCGTCAACGCCAAGGGAGAGCGTACCGGACTTGAACTCCTTTACAACTTCACTCGCTCCGTCATCCGCGTAAAGGATGGCTTCGGCGAGTTCAATGGAAAGGTCCGCGCTGATTGCCTTCGCCAGCACCTTTGGAGTACCGTAGGTTTCATCGCCGTCTTCATCTTCCGTGATGTCAGCGTAATACAGCTTATCTAAACCGATTGTTGCCATATTGTTTAGTCCTCACTTTCATAAAAATAGTATTTCGCGGCATCGACCGCGTAGTGGTGATAGCCCGTGTCGAGTTCATATTCGATGTACCGTCTTTCGGTCACCGTAAAACCCGAGTCGAGCAAGGCTGCAGTAATACTGCTTTTTACCGATGTATAACTGCCTTTTGCAAAAATAGATATGCGCACTTCCTGGATATCCACTCCGGGTTCGTTATCGGCATGAAGGTCAAAGCCATCCGATATCGGGACAAGCACCGTGTATGTCGAAGGGGCCGGACCGCTGAATACTCCTGTTTCAACGGGAATATTCAACCCGGAGATAAGTGCGCTGATTTCGGATAAAGCGCTCACAGTTTATCGACCTCCTCCAGAAATTTAGTCCGCATAGCGTCCTGTGCGGCCGATTGCGCTGATTTGGCAGCCGGTTTCAGAAACGGCTTCGCGGGCTGTCCGTGGCGTCCGTATTCCAGGACATTCGCTATCATCGCGTTGGTGGATTCGGAATAACTGCGTTTGCCTCGTGCTGCGTACTGTTTTCGTCTCGGCTCGTTGAAACCTACATGAACATTGTTGTTTCCGTCTTTATCCTGTTTCATGGGACTGACGCCGAGCGAACCGAGAAGTTCGCCTGTAGAGCGTGACTCGACTTTGGTATTCCTGCCGATGGAACCGGCAAGGCTTGACTTTACTTTCGGGAGTACAACTTCCGCTCCGGCTTCGAGTACCTTTTCTGCGATGGCGTCCTCGTTTTTCCCAAGGGACGTCAGCCGCTTCTCGAAGTCGTCCGGCATGATCAGCTTGACTTTAGCCAACGGAACTCACCACCTTTTTCGCAAGCACCTCGGTGTACATTCCGCGGCCTTTAACATCTTCAACGGAGGTCACGATGAAGCGTTCGCCTTCATAATCGATAATGTGTCCGGTCGTGACTATAAGTCCCGGAACAGTCCGGAAGCGGAAAATGTCGGTCGCTTCGGAAAACGCCGAGAGATTCGACCATTTCTCCGAACCGTGCCGTCCTTCCCGATAACAGCGAACAGAAGCGAGGATCACTTCCGTTTCCGTGGTGAAGCACTCGCTGTCTTTTGTGTGCTGTACGGATTTTATATCCGCAAAACCATTCATTTTTCCGTAACTCATGCCTACACCTTCCATTCTCTGTCGAGGCGGAGAAGCAGGTTTACTGTATCCCAGACCTGCCGTCCCGCCTGAACATTATCCGCGAAGAAACCGCCCGTTGAGCCGTCACGCGACTCATAGAAATGTGAAGCAAGCATGATTACTGCCTGTTCGGTGGTCGGCGGCATCGCGTTTACGGCATAGTATCCCGCTTCGATGTGCTGATAGCTTTCCGCATACGAGACAGCGGCAGCGATGTAGCGTGTGATGAGATCGTCATCCGCCGTATGGTCGAGGATCAGATTTTGTTTAACTTTTTCGAGCATAGTAGTTTCTGCCATCGCTGCCGCCTCTTTTACTCAGTTTCCTCGTCCGCTTCCATAAGACCGGCTGCTTTCAGCTTTGCGAGAAGCGCGTTGAAGTTCGTTTTGAGGTCTGCGACAGTGCTTGCGGTGCTGTCTGCCTGGTTCTCGGCGATAGGGAGCCCCTCAATGGAGCCTCCTTCGTCAATCACAAGCCTGCCGCCGATATGAGTAACCGCGCCGCCCTGTTCGGTATAGTTCTTTGCGTTATAGCTCATAGCGTGCCTCCTTACGCCTTCATCTGAAGGACCTTGATAGCCTCGGGCAGAATAAGTTTGCCGTCAACACGCTGGGTAGCGACAAAACCGGTCTGGTCGGTAGTGGCATACAGTTCGGAGAGTTTCTTGAAGATTCTGCCCTGACGGTCGGCGATCCAGTAGAAGCTGAAATCACCGAACGCGATGACCTTCGCGCCGGATGCGATTGTCGGAACGGAGGTGGAAGTATACACAGGCCTGCCGAGCAGAGTGTCGGGAGTGTCGGCGGTCAAAGCGGGCTGCCAGAGGTAGTTGCCGTTGCCGTCTTTCAGCTTGCGGATGGACTTCACGGTCGCATCATTCAGCACCCATACAGCCTTCTTGCGGTAGGGAGCGCCGAGAGAATAGAAGAGGTCGATGATCTCGTCAGCGGTAATTGCGGAAGTGCTTGCCGCGGTCACGCCGACCTGTGCGCCGCCGGTAGAATGGAAGATACCTACGGGCTTGCCGTCACCGTCACCGTTGAAGAAGGAATCCTCCTCCTTGGCGCCGATGCGTCTCGCAAACTCCTTGGAGATATACCCCTCGAGCGGGAACACAGAGTCATTCAGAAGTTCGTTGGATACCTTGATAAGGGTTCCGAGTTTGTAGGCCCCGATGGAAACCTGACCGAAGGAATCATCGCTTTCAGTGATGGAGCCTTCTTCGTCCACCCAGGAAGCGGTGCCCTTGGACGCAACAACGGGGATCTTTCTGTCTCCGGAAGCCGTCTGGATGATATGCGCCAGTTTACGGAAGATGTTCTCTTCCTGAAGTGCCTCAACGAGAGTATGCTCGAATTCGTCCGGTACAAGATAACCGCCCTCGGAATCGGTGCCGACCTGCAAAGCGTTCATTACTTCGGGACGGACAACTTTCTGACGCATCGCGTTCCAGAAGCTCTTTCTGTAAGCCTTGCTCTTCACGCCGGTCTCTTCTTCGTCCGAAGCGCCGTTCATGGGTTTGGCGGTGATGGGAGCGCTCGTGGGGAGTGCGAGGTCGCGTTCCATAGCCTCCATTGCCTGCATACGGTCGATTTCCGCAGAATAGTTCTTGACCTTCTGCTCCATCTCGGTATAGGTTTTCGCGTCCTCTTCGGAGAGGATGCCGTCTTTGTCGCGTCTGGTCTCCACGAATGCTTTCGCGGCGTTCCAGGCTTTGTTGCGGTTTTCAATAAGTTCAGTAACAGTCATTGTTAATTACCTCCAGTTTTTTATAAGGTTGAGTCGTTCAAGACAGTCTTCAGCCTTGAACATTTTTGTTTTTCTTTCCGGTGCCGGCAGTTTTGCCTTTGCCGAAATCTTGTTCAGAAGCGCTTTCTCGACAGAACTGCCGGAAAATGCATAGGCTTCTATATCCGCATGGTGCTTTTCATCTGAAAGAAGCGCGTCCGCGAAACCGAGTTCTATCGCTTTCTTTGCGTTCATCCATGTTTCGTCATCCATCATGTGGGAAAGCTGTGCGTGGGATAGACCCGTGCGGATCTCATATGCGTTGATGATGCTTTCCTTGACCTCGTTAAGCATTTCGATGGCTTTCTCCATATCAACGTGGTCACCGAACGCCGCCGTAGCCGGGTTGTGGATCATCATCATCGCAGTAGGTGCTATCAGCACCTTCGTGCCTGCCATAGCAATGACGGAAGCAGCAGACGCCGCTATGCCGTCGATTTTCACGGTCACATCGTTTCCGTAATCCATGAGCATGGAATAGATCTGACTTGCCGCCGTACAGTCACCGCCGGGGCTTGAAATCCAGATAGTGACGGGACCGCTGCCCGCGAGAAGCTCGTCCTTGAACATCTGCGGCGTGATATCATCGTCAAACCAGGTTTCCGATGCGATCGTGCCGTACAGTTCAAGAACTCTCTCGCCGCAGGGATCTCCGTCCGCCGTGTTCGTCCATTTCCAAAACTTCCTGTTCTTCATTGGAATCGTCCTCCTTTCCGTCATCGGTTTGTGTATCCGCAAAAGCACCCGCCTTTTCGAGCGGAAGCATATTGCCGTTTACGAGATAGAGATCACCGCCGCTTTCTTCGGGAATGCGGTCGAGATTCTCAAGCTCTCTGATGTCGTTTGCCGACATCCATCCGTTCTGCCGTGCTGTCGCGTAGCCTTGCATACGGCTCTGATAATCGCCACGCAGAAGTCCCTCGACATTGAACTTGACAAAGTAGTTCTTCTTCTCATTCGGCGTGAACAGGGAGCGCTGTATCGATTGCTCCCAGCGCATCACCCAGGGGTCGAGGGTGTACTTCACAAATTCAAGCGATTGCTGTTCAATATTTGAAAAGCTCGACTTTTCGAGGTCACCGACCATATGCGGCGGTACTCTGAAAATTCGAGCTATCTCATTTATTTGAAATTTGCGGGTCTCAAGAAACTGCGCCTGCTCCGGTGAAATGGAGATGGGCGTGTACTTCATGCCTTCTTCCAGTACCGCGACTTTACCGCTGTTGGAAGACCCTCCGAACTGCGACTGCCACGCTTCACGGACTTTTGTCGGGTCTTTGAGCGTGCCGGGGTGTTCCAAAACACCGCTCGGAGCAGCGCCGTTGGCAAAGAACTTGGCTCCGTACTCCTCGGTGGCGATGGCAAGGCCGATGGCGTTTTTTGCCATAGCGATGGGACTGTATCCCACAAGACCGTCAAAACCGAGTCCCGGAATATGCAGCACGTCTCTCGTAAGCAGAACGACCGTGTTGTCCGGCATGGTCGGCGCTTCATCCGGGGACTTCGTGTAACGGTAGTACAGCTGACCGTTTTCATCTCTGTCGACCGACATTTTGTTTGCCATAAGCGGATAGAGAGCAACGATCTCGCCTTTGCCGTTCCGGATGATCTGCGCGTAGGCGTTTCCCCATAACAAAAGATGAGTCATAAGTGTTTCTCGAAACACGAATGAACTCATCTCGGGATTCGGCTCGTCATGCAGTAACCGGTACAGCGGATGCTCCACGGCTTTTTCCTTGCCGCCGGAGTTAGAGTATCGGTAGACGTGCAAAGGAAGACCCGCCACAGCCTCCGCGAGGATTCTGACACAGGAATACACCGCGGTCATTTGCATCGCCGAACGCTCGGTTACCGCTTTCCCCGCGGTTGTGCCGCCAAGAAAGAAGCTGTATCCGCTTCCGGCGGTTCTGTTTTGAGGCTTATCTCTGGAGCGGAACAGCCCATTAAGAAAACCCATAGTCATTTACCTCCTTAAATAAAAAGCAGCCCACGGGTATCGTAGACTGACTCACTTGTATCGTTTCCGCAGCGGATCGCACGGTCAAGTGCCATAATAGTGGCTACCGCTCCGTCAATCTTTTCTGTTGATTTTTCCTTGTCCGGTTTTATGTTCCCGGCGGGGTCTGTGCGGATAAATATGTTGTCCATCATCCACCGCAATACGGGATGACCGCCGTGGGCAAGCCTCTCTTCGAGGGTCAGTTTCATAAGTTCCTTTGTAGGAGGACTCATGTCTTTAAAGCCCTGCCCGACCGGCACCACCGTGAATCCCATACCTTCGAGGTTCTGAACCATCTGTATCGCGCCCCATCGGTCGAAAGCAATCTCACGGATGTTGAAACGCTCACCGAGTTTTTCGATGAACTTTTCTATAAAGCCGTAATGGATGACGTTGCCCTCCGTGGTCTGCAGGAAGCCTTGACGCTCCCAGATGTCATACGGGACATGGTCACGGCGGACACGAAGGTCGAGGCTTTCCTCCGGCACCCAGAAGTAAGGTAGAATGATGTATTTATCATCCTCATCAGACGGTGGGAAAACGAGGACAAATGCCGTGATATCCGTTGTGGATGACAGGTCAAGACCGCCGTAACATACACGACCTTCAAGATCATCCTCATTTACGGCAAAGGCGCATTTGTCCCATTTGTCCATAGGCATCCATCGGATGCTTTGCTTGACCCATTGATTCAGACGGAGCTGCCGGAAAGCGTTCTCCTCGCCGGGGTTCTGCCTTGCGGAATCGCAGGCGGCTTTGACCTTGTCGATGCCGATGGTCTCGCCGAGAGACGGGTTTGCTTTTTTCCACACCTTGGGGTCTGTCCAGTCCTCATCCATGTCCGCTCCGAAAATGACCGGGTAGAAGGTCGAGTCAATCTTTCTGCCGGAGATGATGTCAAGAGCTTTCTGATGCACCTCGTAGCAGATGCTTTCGGTGTTGTTTCCGGCAGTCGTGATAAGGAAATACAGCGGCTGCATTCGAGCATCGCCGGAGCCCTGGATCATAACATCGTAGAGCTTTCGGTTCGGCTGCGTGTGCAACTCATCGAAAATAACGCCGTGGGTATTGAAGCCGTGCTTGTTCGCAACGTCTGCCGACAGAACCTGATATTTGCTCTTGGTAGGCAGATACTCAATGGTCTTCTGGGATTCGGTGATTTTCACCCGTTTTTCCAGAGCCGGACAGAAGCGAACCATGTCCACGGCAACATCAAAGACGATTTTTGCCTGATTGCGGTCGGCGGCACAGCCGTAGATTTCGGCTCGTTGTTCACCGTCACCGCAGAGAAGAAGCAAAGCAACAGCAGCGGCGAGTTCGCTTTTGCCGTTCTTTTTCGGCACTTCGATAAAGGCGGTGTTGAACTGTCTGTATCCGTTTGCCTTTATGGTTCCGAACACATCACGGATGATCTGCTCCTGCCAGTCGATAAGCTCAAAGTTCTTTCCCGCCCACGTACCTTTGGTATGGCAGAGGCATTCGATGAAGCTGACTGCAAAGTCAGCCTTGTCTTTATCGTAATGGGAGCCTTTCGCCATAAAGCGGGTCGGCTTATACTTTTTTAGCTTTCTGATAGCAGTCACCTCCTTGAAAATGGCATAAAAATAGCCGCCACCGTAATCGGTGCGACTTCCGTTGAGGTATCGTTTATATTTTGGTACGAAACCTCCGCATGACGAGGAACAGAGCCTTTCGGCTCGTTCCAGGATGTAGTATGTTTAGTGGTTTTCGCTGTGCAGGAGTATTTCCAGGGCGAAGACGGTGTTCTCATCGACCGGGGCAACATCCAAGCCTCTGTCATAGTTATAGACGATCTCACCGTTCCGCTTCAGCATCAGTTTTGAAATGCGGCCGCCGTCAATACCGAACTGTGAACCCTCTTCGTACTGCTTCATCCGGTAATGGAAAATGTCTCCGCCCAACCGCAGGCTTCCTTCTTTCCACATTGCAAAATCCTCCTTATTCTTCGCCGGTCAGAATGAAACGGACATAAGCCGCTTTGTTTTCCTCGATGAAATCGACCAGTTCAAAGAAATCCATATCGTAAGCAATGCGCTGAACAACGTTAAGGTCAAACATATTGGTGAGACCCGTTTCTCGGATTGCGAGAATCTGTTTCTTTACCTTTTCAGTCATCTTCCGTCACCACCTTGCAGGAATCTTCGCCGTAGACCACACCGAGGGAAGAACCGCAGTCCCAGGCAACGTGAATGGTGCCGATGTCATCGACCGCAACGACCGTACCCCGGCAGCCTTCATGAAGTCGAGTGTTCCAGGGGTCGTTCATATGAGTCAGTTCGACCCGCGTCCCGGCAGGATATTGTTTGCGGATACGCTCAAGGGTTTCTTTTCTGATTTCAAACATCAGTCTGTCACCTCGCTTACTTCGCAGAATTCGCTGCCGAGTTCTTCGGCAATCTCCATTCCGATGCGGCCTGCTTCGGTGCTGTCTTTTGCGGTGAAAATGCGAAAGTTGTCACCGTCCAGCTCCACACTGTATTCCTTTGCCTTGCCGCTCTTGAAAGCGGAAGACCCGGAAAGGCGGGAAAGAAGAATCTTCCTCGCTCCCTTAAATTCATCGCCGATAAATCCGAGCCGAAGGAGGAAGCATCTGAATGCGTACTTCTCGTTGTCGGTATCTTTCTCTTTTGCGGTGACACGCTTGGCGGTCTTTGCAAATTCCATCAGCTTGTTCAAGAAAAGGATGCAGGCAAGTTTCTCGTCTTCTTTTGTGGAAAGGTCGAGCTTGAACCAGGGGAACTGAATGGTGTGTTCTTCCTTGTTCCAATTGACCTCGGTGGAAAAGGCATCGAATGCCTTTGTGATAAGGCTTGCTTTGGCTCCGCAGATTGCCTTGAGCCTTTCAAAAGCCGCCTCGTAAAATCCCGTGTCCGGGAAGGAAAGCGTAACGCTGTCGATGTCCTCGATGGAGTCAATGGAGGGTGCTGCGTCAGGTTTCTCGGCTACCGCCGAAATGTCGCTCTCGAAGCCCTCGTCATAAAGATGCTCCAGAAGCCTTTCGGTAACCTCGGAATCCGCTCTGTCATCGAAGATAAGGTTGCCTTCGCGGTCGACCGTAAAGTAGTCGATTTCGTAGGTGAAGGTCGGCGCTCCGCAGTATTTGATGTCTTCGCCGAGCCAAGCGGCGATGGTCTTTACAAGCTCCTTGCGCTTGCTGCCGGTCACATTGAATTTGATTGTCATTGAAATGACCTCCTTTATTTTTGGTAGTGACATATTCGCTCTGATGTGCCTGAAAGTCCAGTCATTTCAACACTTTTGCGGTGAAAAATGTGTGCCGTTTACTCGGCATTCAATTGGTGATAGTACACGATGCCGGACAGTACGAAGTAGACGCACGGAAGTGCCACGCCGTTGCCCCACATCTTATATTCCGCTGAATCGGAATGCGGATCGCAAAGCCACGAACGGAGCTGCTTGTCGGACTTCATCTTGCCGCCGCATACTTCGGTGTAGGTCTTGAAAACCTTGTACCAGTAATAAACCTCTTCATCGGTCGGCTTCTCTGTAGCAAGAGCCTCACACCACCAGTCCGGGAATCCCTGCAGACGGGCGCACTCTGTCGGTGTCAGTCTGCGGACGGTGTATCCGGCTTCATCCTGTGCCACCGCACCGGGGCCTTTCGCCACGATTGTCGGCTGAAGCTCTCTTTCAATGGCTGGTCTGTACTGTGCGTTCGCACCCTGATTAAAAGCGTCACGACCGATGCCGTAGGAAGGTTCGGTCACCACGGTCGCATCCTTGAAATCCCGTGCGAGGAGCGGAGGAACTTTGTCCTTCGCTACATTCGGAAAGCTGCCCGTGGTCATGGAATATGCCACGGCGTGTTGCTCCACGGAGTTAAGCGTATACATTGCATCGCTCTCCTTGAAACCGTCACCGCGGTGGGACGGACGGGAGCCGTTGCCTTCGATGGCAACAACAGCGATGCCGCCCTGATTGCAGGCAGGATTGACGCCGCTCGTATCAATGGTACGGGAGGTGTCCGCTTCATATATGCCGCTGTGAGGGTTGGAGGACTTCATTGCGTTGGAGTCTTTGGAACAGATGCCGAAGGGCTGAAGGACACAGTTGAAATTATCCTTGTCCGGCATCCGCTGACCGCCGCCAGCGTTCTGCTTCGTGAGGGTCGGCGAGATCTGACCGCCGTCCCAGGAGCAAGGCTCGAAAAGCGTCTGGTCGTTATTGCACGAGAGGGTCGCTGACTTATCCGTCTGGATGAGCGGACCCTTGCCGCCGCCTTCACAGCCGGAGCGGATTTTCAGAACGAGCGGTACATTGTTGCCGCCGGTTCCCATCCGTTCGCTCAAGGTCTGAACCTTTCCATTTTCTTCGAGCTTGACACGCCCGTCCATCGGATGGTTCTCGACCGCCACGGCTTCCTCCAATACACACGGAGGATGGTGGGCTTCGGCACGAAGAGTGCAGGTGACATCTTCGGTCACATCCATACGGTTGCCGCCCTGGTCGTTCAGCACCACACCGTTACGGCCGGTAGACAGTCCGCAGTTCACACCGAGGGTGGCGGACTTATCGTCCGTTACGCTTCCGTTGTACCCGTCGAAGCCGATGCCTGCCGTTCCAGAGCAATCCGGAGAACATCCGGAAGCTGTTTGCCACGAGCGGAAGCCCTGCGGAGTATACCCAGACAAGCCCTCTGACTCAAATAATACTTTTCCGGCACACCCGCCTGTAAAATCTGCGACAAGGTAGATGCGTTTTCTTCTTTGGGGGACTCCCCAGAATTGCGCGTCAAGGACTCTCCAGGCGAGGGAGTAGCTGTCACCCAGGATTTCTCCTGCGTTTGCCCACTTTTTAGGTTTAGGGATTGAAACAGATTCATCGATAACACCGCACAGGCTTTCGAGAACGCAGCGAAAATCCTCTCCGCCCGAAGATGAAAATGCACCGGGAACATTTTCCCAACACGCCCATTTCGGATACTCGCCGCCTGTGGCCTTTCTCATTTCTTTGATAATACGGACGGCTTCGTAGAAAAGGTTCGAGCGAGACCCTTCAAGACCCGCTCGTTTTCCGGCTACGCTCATGTCCTGACAGGGCGAACCGAAGGTGATGATATCCACTGGTTCGACCTCGCCGCCGTCCATTTCGGACACGTTGCCGTAGTGTTTCATAAAAGGCAGCCGTTTCGTTGTGACGCGAATCGGAAACGGCTCGATTTCGGATGCCCACACGGGAGTGATCCCGGCAAGCATACCTCCGAGCGGAAAACCGCCCGACCCGTCGAACAGACTGCCGAGGGTCATATTACTCATTCGCCGTCACCTCGCCGTACTGATGAATTTCGCCGTCACGAAGAACGGAGACATTCTCATTCGTGCCGACCTGCTCAATGTATCTGTTGACGATGACATCACAGAATTTAGGGTCGAGTTCGATCGTATAGCAGGAGCGGTCGGTCTGCTCACAGGCGATGAGCGTACTGCCCGAACCGCCGAAGGGGTCGAGAACGAGGGTGTTTGACATCGAAGAATTCATAATGGGATAGCACAGAAGCGGGATCGGCTTCATCGTGGGATGCTCACCGTTCTTCTTGCTCTTCTCGAATTCCCAGATGGTGGTCTGCTTGCGGTCGGCATACCATTGATGCTTTCCGTCTTTCTTCCAGCCGAACAGACAGGGTTCGTGCTGCCATTGATACGGAGAGTGACCGAGAACGAGGCTCGGCTTCTTCCAGATGCAACAGCCGGACAAATAAAAACCGGCATCGGAGAAGGCTTTACGGAAGTTCAGCCCTTCGGTGTCGGCATGGAAAACATAGATGGAAGCATCATTCGCCATGACCTTTTCCATATTGGTAAAGGCATCAAGCAGGAAATGATAAAAGGCTTCGCCGTCCGACCAGTTGTCGTTCTGGATCGTTCCGGCAGAGCCTTTGTAATTTACGTTATAGGGAGGGTCAGTCAGCACAAGGTTCGCTTTCTTGCCCTCCATTAGAACCTCGTAGGTTTCAGGCTTAGTGGAATCGCCGCAGATAAGTCTGTGCCTTCCGAGCGTCCACACATCTCCGGGCTTGGAGAACACGGGCTTTTCAAGCTCGGCGGTGACATCGAAGTCATCCTCTTCGCCCTCGGTGCCGTCATCGAACAGCTTTGACAGTTCCTTTTCGTCAAAGCCTGTGAGGGCGAGGTCGAAATCCTCTGCCTGCAAAGCCTCGATCTCCACACGGAGAAGTTCTTCATCCCATCCGGCATCCATCGCCATTCTGTTGTCGGCAATGATGTATGCTTTCTTCTGGGCATCCGTCAGATGGTCGGCAAAGACACACGGCACTTCCGTGATGCCTTCCTCCTTGGCGGCAAGTATACGACCGTGACCGGCGATAACACCGAAGTCACGGTCGATGATGACGGGGTTGATGAAACCGAACTCACGGAGCGAGGAGCGGAGTTTGTTTATCTGCTCTGGCGAATGGGTTCTTGCGTTGTTTACATAGGGTACGAGCTTCGCCACGGGGACGAGCTGCATTTCAGTCGTTGTTTTCATCATACCAGACCCCATTCCGCGAATTTCTCGAAGCCGCCGGCCGAGCGGATGTACTCTCTGGCAGTTTCCACAATTTCAGAATAAGGGATGCCGTCCACAACGTCATCACCGATGGCACAGCACAGTTCCACGGGCTTCCCGGTTTCCTGGGCTTTCAGCCATGCGTATATATTCACGGACACATCCGCTTTGGAGAGGTCTTTGCCGTGCAGACCGCCGCCCGTGACGGAGTCTGCCATATCGCTGCCGAGCTTGCGGTTGGTAGCCCCGGTATCGACATTGATGCCGCCTGTCCAATCACCGAGCGGGTTGATTGTCGCATCGGGATACATCTTTCGCAGACCGCCCGTGGGAACATTGGACTGGCAGATGATAAGGAGTTCATCGTCCAGAATGTATTTCCCGTCATAGGGATAAATCTCAAAAAGCTCTCTCGCCGTATCGGAGAGGATGCGCTGTTCCTGCGTGACGGGGACACCTTTGAAGATGCCGTTATCGCCGCACTTGACGGAACCCTTCTGATTTTCTGCGAGGTGAGCATCCTGCCTGTATTCACGGTAGTCCACAATGACGGGACCGGCGATGCGTTTCACCGCTCTGCGGACATCGCCGCGATTCAGCTTGACGGAGGTTTCGGCGATAATGTGGCATTTTCCATGACCGATGAGAACCTCTACGGCGATTTTCGGATTCTTCGTTTCTTTGTATGCCAGGTCAACAAGGGCACCGGCAATACGGTCAGCCACCTTGTCCGGGTGGCACGGATTTACTTTCTCAAACATAATGTCATCCTTTCCTTGCGCGGAGCAGACGCTCCATCAGATCATCCTGCGGAGTTGCATCGCCGTATTCCGTGCTGCAGTTTTCTTTGACGATTTGGAATATCTCATTCCACAGCCGCACGGCTTGATTCATGTAGTTGATACCGATGTTGATGAACGGGGACGGTATCGGCTTTTGCGTAGTGGGATGCTTGGAGAGAAAACCCATGCGGTTTGTCATCTCTTCGCATTGAATCCACCGAGCGGAACACATCGCATACCGCTCAAGGAGCTGCGGAGACACTTTTGCGGCACAGCCTATCTGCTTGAGCCACTTCCAAGTCTCCTCGTAGATTTCCTTCGCCTGCAGTTCGCTGCCGTCACGCTGCTCCGCAGAAAGAAAATCGTGAGGCTTGGGCATCTCAACACCCTCGACTTCGGGAATATCCAGAACCTCAATAGGTCTGCCGCCGGGATTGCCGTTTTCGGCCTTGTCCTTTACAGCGGATTTCTTTCTTCCCGCACCGGGTCTTGCACCGCCCTGACCGCCTATGTTGTTGGATTTCGTGGGCATTCGATTCCTCCTTCCTTAATTACCCTTTTGATTTCGCCTTTTTCGCACACGTGACCCCAGGCCGCTGCCCGCATAATAAGGTCCCGGAGATTTTATCGCCCCTACCTTTACTTCTTTTTGAATTTGCCTTTACTTTTTCTGCCGGATTGGTTATAATAAGTAAAGGAAGAAGGTGATTTCATGATTTCCTATGAAGGACTTCTGAGTAAGCTGAATGCCAAAGGGCTTACAAAGACCGCACTAACGGATGAACTTGGCATTTCGTCCCGTACAGTTGCAAAAATCGGTCGCGGCGAGAAAATTGCGGCGCATGTACTTGCAAAAATCGCTGCCTATTTATCCTGCACACCGGAAGAACTGTACCGTAGCATTAGTGACAACTTGCTGTTGCAAACCCTGCGAGATGAAAAAAGCATCCGTATGCCCGGTGGACTGTATCATGAACTTCAGGTTCGCATGACCTATAACTCCAACCACATCGAGGGTAGCAAGCTCAGCGAGGATCAGACGCGAATGATTTTTGAAACAAACACAGTGGATGTCGGCGAAGGCATTCCTGTTGATGACATCATCGAAACAGTAAACCATTTCCGTGCCATCGATTATGTGATCGACCATGCGGAAGAACCTCTAACAGAAGATATCATCAAGGAATTGCACCGCATTCTGAAGCAGAGTACAAAGGATTCTACGCTCTCATGGTTTGCTGTCGGTGACTATAAAAAGCGGGCAAATGTAGTCGGCGGTCGTGAAACTGCCAAGCCCAAGGATGTACCGGCAAGAATGAAGGCTCTGCTTTCCGATTACGAATCTCTCGATGCTGTATCAATAGAAAATGTCATCGAATTCCACTACAACTTTGAACGCATTCATCCGTTCCAGGACGGCAACGGCAGAGTTGGCCGTTTGATAGCACTCAAAGAATGCCTGCGGCATGGTATCGTTCCGTTCATTATTGAAGACTCCAAAAAGATGTTTTATTACCGTGGCCTTTCTGAGTGGGAATCGGAAAGAGGATATCTGACCGATACCTGCCTTGATGGTCAAGACACCTTCAAAAAGCTGCTGTCTATGTTTGACATTCAGCCATAACAGCAATTTAAGGTCATTCCGATCAAAAGGGATGGCCTTTTTATCTGTCACCAATCTCATGGTGTATTTTCGTGTGGCAGGAACGGCACAGGCTCATGAGGTTGTCCCTTGCATGAGTGCCACCCTGTGAGATTGGCTTTTTATGATGAACTTCCTCTGCGGGTACGAACCTTCCGTTTTCCTTGCACACCTCGCAAAGTGGATGCTGACTGATGTGTCGGTCACGGATTCGCTTCCAGGCACGCCCGTACTTTTTGTTGATGTCGGCAGAGCGTTCATATTTGTTGTACTGTCTGCGGGCAACGGCAACATGGCCTTCACAGTATTGCCCATCCGTAAGGTTGGGGCAGCCGGGGTAGGAACACGGTCGTTTGGGTTTGCTTGGCATCGGTTCACCTCCTTCGGGGCATAAGAAAAGCCCTCGAAGGATTGCTCCCTCGAAGGCTCGTCTTTATATTCTTTGCTGATTATATCATACCATAATGTGGCAGTGGGCATCTACGGACAAAGCAGGACATTTCGGGCGCATTTATATTATGATGGGATTTTCGGGGACTTTTACCTTGAGGAGAGCCTCGCCGTGCCAGCGGCGAATGGTTCTCGCATCGGCATTCAGTTCGTTTCCTATCTGCTCCCATGTACAGTTGTGGATGTAGCGGTAACGGAGAACGAGCCGCTCATCCGTATTCTGTACGGCTTCTATGACCGTCCGTATCTGCCTCTTCAGACAGACAAGGGTGTCGATTTCCTTGTTGATGGTGTCCTCCAAATCCATGATCTTCTCAAGGCTCCGTACAAAGGGGGCTTCCGTACTGCGGGAAGTCTGCACCTTTTCGCCCCAGGACGGAGAGGATATGCTGCTTGCCATTTCACGAAGCATGGTGACCTCTTCGATATTGGAGTTGATACGCTGATCGAGGCGGTATGCCTGACTCAAATATTCCTTTGCTGTCATGCCGCCACCTCCATTTGCAGTTTCCGCATCAGAAGCTCTCCGTCAATCGAAGTCAATGTGCTGTACCACGAGGAACGGAAGAAACTCTCACAATCATTCCTCATTTGCCTTGCTTCGGCATCTCTCGGATATTTCTTCAGCTTTTTCAAGGCGGCTCTGTAATCCTTTGCTGCTTGTATCACTATGGCGTTTGCCAGTTCTTCAAAAAGGTTCATATTCTGTACCTCCGAATTTTTTAGTTCACTCGGATTGGCACGGATTTTCATAGATTGTCACAGATTTGCTTTGACCGCCGCTATCAATGCGGACTGCGTTTTGTCCTTCCGCTGAAGGGCTTTCATAATGTCCTCGTCAATGGTGCCGGCGGTGATGATATGCATGACCACCACGGTGTCGGAGATCTGACCTTGCCGCCACAGCCTTGCGTTCGTCTGACTGTAAAGCTCAAGGCTCCAGGTCATGCCGAACCACACGATGGTGCTGCCGCCGCTTTGAAGGTTCAGCCCGTGTCCGGCAGATGCCGGATGGATAAGGGCAACGGGAAGCTCGCCGTTGTTCCATCTGCGGATGCTCTCGGAGGAATCCATCCGTGAAAACGGGATATGCAGTTCGTGCAGCCGTTTTTCGATGCGGTCACGGTCGGACTGATACCAGTACGCTACCAGAAGCGGTTTTCCGTTAGCGGCTTCGATGATGTCTTCCAAAGCGTCCAGTTTGCGGTCGTGGATGAGGTGGCATTCGCCGGATTCGTCATAAATTGCTCCGTTTGCCATCTGCGTCAGCTTTCCGCAGAGGACGGCGGCATTAGCGGCGGTGATCTCTTTGTCCTTGCCGAGTTTCATCACATACTCGGATTTGAAATCCTCATAGGTCTGCGTTTCCGCATCGCTCATGACGGTGGAATACGCTGTGCTGACCAGTTCCGGCATTTTGAGGTGGTCGGTGGACTTCATCGAAATGGTGATGTCGGAGATGGCATCGTATATGGCTTGTTCGGCGAACGGCAGAGGCTTATAGGAATACACGATCTGACCGTTGCGTTTGTCCGGGGTGAAGTAGTTCAGGCGATAGTTGGAGATAAACCGTCCAAGGCGTTTGCCCATATCCAGAACCCGGAACTCTGCCCATAAGTCCATCAGACCGTTTCCGGCAGGAGTGCCGGTCAGACCCACAATGCGTTTTACAAAGGGTCGTACTTTCAGCAGACTCTTGAACCGCTTTGCCTTGCCGTTCTTGAAGGAGGAAAGCTCATCGATCACCACCATATCGAAGTCGAACGGGATGCCGCTTTCCTCGATGAGCCATGAGACGTTCTCACGGTTGATGATGCAGATGTGTGCTTTCTTTTTGAGAGCCGCTTTGCGTTCGGCTTCGGTGCCGACAGCCACGGAGCAGATGAGGTGCCGGAGGTGATCCCACTTATCGACTTCGGCAGGCCATGTATCCCGTGCCACTCGCAGCGGAGCAATGACGAGAACCTTCCGTACATCGAAGTTGTCGAAAAGGAGGTCGTTTATTGCCGTCAGCGTGATGCTCGTTTTACCCAAGCCCATATCAAGCAGGACGGCGGCGATGGGGTTCTCCTTGATGAAGTTGATGGCATATTTCTGATAATCATGCGGTTCGTATATCATCGAGAATCCCTCCGATCTGGTTCATATCGTCAAGGACATACACCTTGAAGCCGAGATGCCGAAGCAAGCCATGCCTTGACACCTGCAAAGGGCGGGGCTTTTTGCCTGGAGCCTTAACTTCCACAAATGCCACCAGCCCATGAGGGAGAAGCACGATGCGGTCGGGCATTCCGTCAAAACCGGGGCTGACGAACTTGGGTGCGATGCCTCCCATATTTTTCACGGCTTTGACCAGACTCTGTTCTATCTGTTTTTCGCTTTTCATATTTGTCCTTTCTGGAACAACGGAACGAGCGGAACAACCGTTTCCTTATATTCCTATACGTGCGTGTAGGTGTTTCTTTATCTCTTTATCGCCGAACGAATATAAGGGAAAAAGTTGTTCCTGTTCCGCATCTTGTTCCGCAGTTAGCCTTTTTCGTAAATTCGCTGCTTACCGTAGAGGGGCAGTCGTTTGGCGGCGGCACCGCGTTTCCATCCCGGAATCTGCGTCATGAGGGCGGCGATGGCATAGCTGTCCGTAGCCTTGAGTTCGGAGAGGTTTTTGCCGAAGCATTCGCACCATATCTCCGCATTGGAAACGGTTGTTCGTTCCACGGTGCCTTTGACTGCGGTCGGATCGCCGGAGAGAAAACTGCGTCTGGCATACACATCCATACTGTCCCATGTGGTCGGCAGCAAGGTGCTCAGATATTCCTCGACCATTCCGACACGCTCGTCCACCTCCATAGCGTTCCGCTGCGCCTTTTCCGACTCGGCGAGGATATCGCCTTCGAGATACAGCTTTTCTCCGGACTCCCAGATGGCTTTCGCTTCTGCCCAGAACTGGTCGCGGTCAGCCTGTGTAAAGTGCCAGTTCTGCTTCTGTGTTTTCTGATGCACCTTGATGATCCAGAAGCGGCGGTTGCCCGTGATGTCACGAAGGTAGCCGCGTTCACCGTTGACCGTGCCGATGATGATGCACTGGCGGGGGTGGCTTTCGACCACTCTGCCGTAGCTCGGACGGTATTTGTCATCGGAGGTGGAGAGGAACGATTTCACCTTTTCGATGTCGGCTTTTTTCATTCCGGCAAGCTCTCCGATCTCGACCACCCAGAAGCCCTGCAGTTTTTCCGCTCCGGCTTTATCGTCCATATCGGTCAGCGAGAGGGATTCAGAGTAGTATTCGGGCGTGACGAGGTCTTTTACGATGGAGCTTTTGCCGATGCCCTGTTCGCCGTCAAGGACGGGAACGCAGTCGAACTTGATGCCGGGACACATGACTCTCGCAACAGCGGCGGCGAAGGTCTTTCTCGTGACGGTGCGGACATACTCCGTATCGTCTGCCTGCAGATATTTGATGAACAGTTCTTCGACACGCTTCACGCCGTCCCACTTGGGGAGCCCGTTGAGGTAGTCCCTCACAGGATGGAAATGGCGGTCATCCGCCACCTTGGTAAAGGAGACATCGTAGTTTCGGGTAGTGAACTCGCCGTAACGGATATCCACGAGCGATTTAAGCTGTGCGGTGTCGGCATCCCGCCAGAAGGAATTACCTTCGGGACGTTCCCACGGCAGTTCGCCTGTGACTTGGATGCGATTCGCCATATCGTTGAAAGCGAAGCCTTGCAAGTCGGGATCGTTTTCAAGGATGAGGTTCAAGTTCCACACGCTGTTTTCCAATGCCCCTGAGCGGGGTTCGAAGTGAAGCCGCTTGTGCCAGTCGGCATTATCGGAGAAATCCTCTCCGGCTTGAGCGATACGCTCGGCGGCAAGATTCTCCTTGACCATATCGTCTGCGAGGGCGAGTTCGGTCATCTGCTTGAAGGACTTCTTCTCGTCGTCATCGCCGAAGCGGTGGATACGGACGAGGTCGAAAGCGTTCAGCAGTTTGCCGCAGGCGGGGTCCGTGGCGTGGTGGCTGTATGCGAACTTGTCATCATAGACCACGACACCGGCAGACGAATCGGCGGGGATGTAGTCGTAACGCCCCTCCATTGCGGACGGCTCATATACATCGGCGAGATAAGTCTCAATCACGGCGGCGATACCGTAGGCACGGCAGAATGCGCCCACCACACCGGGCTTGGCGAGAGGGTCTTCCTGCTTTTTGCCGCTTGCCTCACGGACGGCGCTTTCACGGGAGGAGGTCGGAAGCAGAGAGCAGTCCTTCCAGTTCGGATGTGCCGTGAGATATACATCGGGATCGAGCCATTCGCCCTCGGTGGTCTTGCTGATGAATTCACCGTTTGCCGGAGTTGTCGGCCAATACATGAGCTGGCTCGACTTGTAGGAGCATTCGTCAAACTGGTCGATGCCCCAATCGGAAGCGAAGTATCTGGCGAGAGCCACATACTCGTCCGGGGTTATGTCCCTCGTCAGCGGCACGATGATGCGGCAGCGAGGCTGTTCGGGTGTATGTCCGTGGGTGGTATAGAGACAGGATGAGTACCGGCACTCCGAGGCGAAACGGTCGATAAAACCAATCCCGGCATGGTCTGCGTCCATCGTGAGCATGGAGCGGCATACCACGGTCTCACGCTTGCGGCGGTTGCCTTTCAGATAACCGCCCACAAAGCCGCCTTTGTCCTTGGCACGGTCCCGGTCATCCTTTTTGAGCTTCGGATATTCCTCTACGGTTTCGGTCGTGCGGATAGTGTTTTTCAATCTTTCGCACAGGTCTTCCCATGCGGTGGTTTTGTTCGCCCAGGTCTTGGCATAGCAGCTATTGCCGTAGGCGATTGGCAGGTCACGCATTTTCGGTTACCTCCTTAAGGTCGGAATTAAAATATCGGATGGCGTAATTCTTACGCTTGGCTCTTTCTATTTCGGCAGCCATACCGTTTGAAATCAGATCTCCGAAGACCCATAATTCGGCGCATTTGCTCATCAGCACATTGCCGAAGAACATGGCGAGTTCCCGCTCTTTCGGATTGCCGTCATCCATGAACTGCGGAAACAGCAAATGCGGGGCAATGGGAAGGTAGCCGCTGTCTACGGCGAATCTGCTGTATCTCTGCGCCGCCTTGACGTTCGTCTCAACGTCTCCGGCATAGGGAGAGCAGATATACACGAGGGGCCTGAATGCGAAGAACGCTTTTTCCTCTTTTGCAATGTTTGTCATTGCTTCGTATGCGGTAGGGTCGTAATAGCCCTCCGCATTGAACTTGTTTATTCCCATAGGATTTACCTCAATCTTTCTTATAGAATTCCGTGATATAGCCGTCTGCCCGGAGGAGCAGTCCATTTGCCCACGGCGGCGTTCTGCCCATCTGCTCACAGATGGTGTCAAGGGATACACGGGGGTCGGCTTCGATCACAAGCTCATCGTGGATATGCATCGTGACCGAACAGCAGCGAAGGGTCTTCATGGCGTAGCAAAGGATGTCCCTCGCCGTTGCCTGAACGATGTTCTCCACGAACTTGGGACCATAGCTGTCGAGCCGTTCCCATTTTTTTGTGCCGCCGACACCTTCATAGGTAATGCATGAACCTCCGAACCTGTTTTCACCGATTTTCGGTTTGACATAGTTGAGCATTCTGCCGGACGGAAGGAGTATGGAGAGCATTCCGCTGCGGCAGAGAAAACGAATGCCGTGTGTTTCGGCGGTGGTCTTATCCCGGACGGCAGTCAGCACGGCACGGTCAACGTCCCACCAGAACTTGACTATGTTGGGGTTTGCCGCCCTCCAAGCCTGAACAAGCGGCTGAAGCTCCTCTTCGGTCAAGCCCATCTCTAATGCTCCCATTGCCTTCAAAGCACCCACGGAGCCGCCGTAGCCAAGAGCCAGTTCAGCAATTTTGCCTTTCTGACGGAGGTGTCCGTTGACACCGTGCTTTTCGACCGGCACTCGAAACATCTGCGATGCTGAAGCGCAGTAGATGTCCTTGCCTTCGGCGAAGACCTCCTGCCGCCACGACTCTCCGGCGAACCATGCGATGACCCTCGCTTCGATTGCGGAGAAGTCAGCCACATAGAACATCGCGCCCTCACGGGGAATGAAGGCGGTGCGGATGAGCTGCGACAGCGTGTCCGGCACATCCTCATACAGCATTTTCACGGCTTCATAATTGCCGCTGCGGACAAGCCCTCTCGCTTCGGCAAGGTCGGACAGATGGTTCTGGGGCAGGTTCTGCATTTGAATGAGTCTGCCTGCCCATCGCCCGGTACGGTTGGCACCGTAAAACTGAAACATCCCTCTGGCTCTGCCGTCCGAACACACAGCGTTCTGCATCGCCTGATACTTTTTCACCGAGGACTTGGCAAGCTGCTGACGGAGAACAAGGGCACCGGCGAGTTCCGGCGGCGCGGTCTTCAGCATTTCATTGACCGCCTTTTTGCCGAGGGTATCCGTTTCCAGTCCGTTGTCGGCAAGCCACGACCGCATCTGTGCTACCGAGTTGGGATTTTCCAATTCGGTGATGCGGCGCATATCGTCCATCAGCTCCTGTCTTGAAGCGGCGTCCATGCGGATGGCTGTATCTACGAGGGGGATATCCAGCCGGACTCCGCGATCATTGATTTCCTGATCAATGTGGTATTCATCCCACACGAACTCCGGCACGGGGAACTTCGTGAGCTTCTGCTGTATGCCCATCTCCGTCTCAACGTCACGAAGGTTGTAGGAT